AAACAAACAAGAAACAAACAAATTAAACAAACAAGAAACAAACAAATAAACAAACAAGAAACAAACAAATAAACAAACAATTAAATTAAACAAACAAATAAACAAACAAATAAACAAGAAACAAACAAGAAACAAACAAGAAACAAACAAATTAAACAAACAAGAAACAAACAAATTAAACAAACAAGAAACAAACAAATAAACAAACAAATTAAACAAACAAGAAACAAACAAATTAAACAAACAAGAAACAAACAAATTAAACAAACAAGAAACAAACAAATAAACAAACAATTAAATTCATTTCGTAGGAGTCAAGGATATAGGGTAGGGGTTATCAATAGATTGTCATGGGGATTAGACCGATACAATTTAAAATTATAAGAGAGGATAAGGTGGAAAGAGTAAAAGGTTTATCTGGCAAAGTGTTGGTTAGGAAAGTTTCTACTAGAAGGATCTTTTGTTTATAAACATGGGAGGGGGCGGGGGGCAAATGAAACTAACGGGATGATTATTTAGAGGGGGGTGGGTCCCCTTCACCTATACCAGTACAACTTTTGCCCTATTTTCCCTTTTCCTGTATTTTCTGTATTTTTTTGAAAATGCTTTTTACTATGAATTGGATACCCCTCCGCCTATATCAATATAACTTTTCATGGGTTTTCCCCTTTTTCTGGTTTTTTTTTTGTACAACTAATAAACTATGATATACTACAACAACTCATATAACAAGATCCTTCATAACCAATCTCCCACCTATACCTATAGTTGGAATGGTATAACTTTGTCCAATATTAAACAATTCATATTGGACCGACAACAGTTTAGAACCAATGAAGTTTGTCTACATGAATTCGGTATTGATAAGTCCCGGTTCGACTTCATCAGTATAAACCCCTACTCCCAAAGAATCAGAATTCTGGAATACAAAGTAGATAAGAATGATTATATAAATGATTCCAAACATCAAAATTACATGAACTACTGTAATACCCTGACCTTTATTACACCCTTTGATATGGTTGATGAAGTGAAAACCCAGTGTGGATTATTACAAGTCTTCAAATGGACAAGAAATAACAGAAATGGTCTGGGCGGTATATGGATTAGAAAACCTAAAGTAAAAACCATGGATAATGGGATTTATACCCATATTGTTGGTATGATGTTAGTGAGATTAGTACAAGGCAGAAAACCTGATTTTTTTTGAAAGGAAATTTTATGAGATTAATATTATCAAAACAATTTAAAGATGAATTTAAGAACATTCGTCCACCATGGCAGATCTTTGTTCAATCTATTAACACGTATATTGAAACCCTAAATTTACCAGAGGAATGGTTTGAACCTGGACCACAACATTCTTCGATTGACCGTTTTCGATATTTTTACAAAGGAATGAATGGGCGATTTAAAAAGGGTTTTCGTAGGGACAACTGCCATCCACCCATATTTGAAAAACTAATAGAATGTGGTATTCAGGATGATGAAGTTTTATGGTGGTATATGTGGGAATTTTTGGAATTTAAAATACCCAGAGTTCCCGTGTGCAGTCTTTACAACAGTGAGTATAATAGTTTTGATTTTCCCCACCGAGCACCTTTTGATTATGTAAAGGATATGTTTTTTGAAAGGACCAGGAATTCCGTGGCATTTGCTAACAGAACTGGAGGTAAAACCAGGAATGTAGCTATATTAAATCATCTCGACATGGCCTTTAAACCAGGTTGTGAGGTGGCATCAGCTGGGTCCACTCTTGATCAGGCAGGAAAGGTGTATCGGTATTTTACGGGATTCCACAAGCATGACCAAATAAAAGGGTTGTTGTCAAAAATACCAACCAAAAGTAGAACTGAATACAACAATGATAGTGTATTGGAAGTTATCACGGGCAGTGTGAAGGGACTCAATAGTCCCCATCCCCAGAAGGCACGAGTGGATGAAGTGGAATTAATGGATTGGGATACTTTACAAGAGGCATTCTCCATGACTAAGAGTAGTGAGGGGATAACAGCACAGCTTTCATTACTTTCTACAAGAAAATACGACACGGGCACCTTTCAGCGGTTATTGGAGGAGAGTGAAGCCACGGGATTGGATATTTATTGCTGGTGTGTATATGAAGTATTGGAAAAGTGTACTCGTGAATGTAAGGATGATTCTGACTATGGCGATTGCCCCATATTGGATAAATGTAAAGGAATGGCCCACAACTGTTCAGGGTTTTATGAAATATCCGATTGGATTGACAAGGCTCGTCTTTTAAATAAGGATGTATTAGACGCCCAATGGCTTTGTAAAAAACCATCTCAGGAAGTTAAGGTGTATGGTGATTACTGGAAGCGGGAGGTTCATATGGGTCTACCTATGGGATTTGAACCAGTAGGATCTTACATTATGGTGATGTCTGCTATTGATTTTGGTTCCTCTCCGGGTCATCCTTTTGTGTACCAGAAGGCATGGGTAGATTATTCCGATGTATTCAAGGCAATGGAAGAATTGGAACCAGGAAAAGAACTGGTTTACAAATTGATTTTTTATATTTTCTATGAATACCGATCAGCCAGTGCTACCATGGCTGCCCACGCCCAGGCAATAAAGGAATCTCCACATTGGTTGCTTAATGAGGTGATATTTGCTGATCCATCGGCTAAGCAAAGCAGAATTGATCTGTTGGAACTTTACAAAATAGATACCTATGGAGCAATTAATGCCGTGGAAGATGGTATTGATAAGGTTCGGAATCATTTGGAAACATGGTATGATTACAGTGAAGGAGGGAAAGAAAAATCCTGGTATTACATTATAGATGGTTATTTGGATTCTATAGATGATTTAATAGGCACAGATAAGGAGTTTGAATTATATCGTTATCCCAAACAACAAGATGGGAAAGTGGTTCGGAGAAGACCAATAGATATTAATGACCATGGAATGGATACTACTCGATATATTATCCAATCTGCTTATCATGTGATTGAGGACTTCGTTGTTCCTCAACAGGAATATGTTGAAGAGGAAGGTTATTGGTTCAAACAATAATGTGGGATTTTTCAAAAAAGGAGGTTTCCCTATATAATTGATCTTAAGATCAGTTATAAGAGAGGGGATAGATAAAATGTTTGATGAATATAGAAAGAAAAGACAATTACGTTTGGCTGAATTGGATTTTAATATCCGACAGGTCCAAACCTTATCCGGGATAGTGGAAAATGCTGAAGCAACCCGATTTGCCCGTGAAGACCCTGACATTAATCAATGGTTTTTTAGTGGCGGGTTATCTCAATCTGGAGGAAAAGTTATTGGACAGGAAATGTCAGGGGCAGAAACTCTTGGCTATGACCATTATGAAATGCTTGCTATGGCATTTAAAAAATTTCATACCAATCTTTTTTGTAAAGCCATCGTTCGTAATCTTTGTAAGTTTGTGCTTGGGAAAGGTCCAATTTTAAAACCAAAGGATGATGCTAATAAAGATGAACTTGAAAGGATGTGGAAAAATTTCTGTAAAAATAATAAATGGCAGTTAAGAGAAAAGGAGATTATCAGAAGAGTTTTTCGGGATGGTGAAGTTTTCTTGAGACGTTTTGTAGACGAAGAAACCGGGAAAACGCTAATAAGGTTTTTAAGAGCAGATAATATTCGCAATCCTACCAGTGTAAATGATTTCAATTCTGGGGAAGATGTGTCTCTTGGCATTGGTACTGATCCCGACGATATTGAAAATGTCAAAACCTATTATTACTGTTCACCGGGAGGAGAACTTATTGATAAGATTCCATCGGGGGATGTTTTACATATTAAGATTATGGTTGATTCTGATATGAAACGTGGATTGAGTTTTCTTCTTGTCACTCTTCCCATGATTCAGAAATATATGGATTGGTTGGATGATAGGGTAGTTTTGAATAAGGTGAGGAGTGCCATTGCTTTGATCCGTAATGTGGAAGGGACCAGTGGTACCGTTGAAACAATTCGAGATAAGTATCGTGCACAAACATTGAGTTCAGATAGAAACAAGCAACAAGGTATGAGTCGAGGAAGTGTTATCACCGCCAGTAAAGGGATAAAATATGAGATGTTGAGTCCTAACATTCAAGCTGCTGATGTGAAGGATGATGGACGGGCAATGTTACTGGCAGTGGCTGCGGGTTGTGGTTTCCCTGAGATGATGCTAACAGCTGATTATAGTAACGCTAATTATAGTTCTTCGGTGACCGCTCAGAATCCATTTGTTAGGGAAATTGAAGATTGGCAAGATTTTTTTGCTTCAGCATTTTATGGACAAGTGTTTTCCTGGTGTGTAGAGGGATATGTTAAGTTTGGAAAAGCAAAACTAAAAGGTGATCCTGAAGATTACATGGAATTTATCTTAGAATGGCCACCATTGATTCTTGCTGATATTGAAAAGAATAATAAGGCCAGGGAAATTCAGCATCGAAATAAAATTATTTCTAAAACCACTTGGCAGTTAAAAGAAGGACTTGATCCTGAGACGGAAAAGAAAAATCAGGAATTGGAAAGTACTGAAGATGTTTATAAACAGCCATTTAATCCAACAGCTGCCCCGGTTAATCAATATGGACAGTTTATAGACGATGATGAATTTGATGAAGAAAAATATGAGGAAGTGGGTTGATGGTTGCGAATCCTAAAATAATATATTTGTCTGATCGACGTGAAGCCGTAGTCAAACCGATCAATAATGAATTGGCTGATTTGTTATTGAAGAGACCTCACTACATTCATATGTTTGAGAATGGGACAATTCAAAATCTCATCACTCACTATAATACTGCTAAAGGAGAATTACTTTCAAAGATCCAACGACTTGAAGATGTAGGTCAGGGTTATACTTTACCTCAACGTCTTGAAATGCTCAATTCCAGAGTTAGGGAAATTGATGCAGTTTTAAAGAATGCCACAAATGATTCTATTAATGAGTTTTCCTATGATCTTCATCAATTTGCAGGAATAGAAAGAGATTTTTACCGGGATATGCTAAGTGGCGTGATGAAACCAATAGGTGTAAATATTGTTGATATCCCTTTACAGCATGTAGTGGAAATGGTGGAGACTCCTATTGGTGGATTATTGTATTCTGAAAGAATGATCCAACGATATGCTGAATCTGTGTGGAATATAAAACAGGAATTGACTCAGTCTCTTATTCAAGGTGAGGATATGGCCAAGGCTGGAAGGAGACTGTTTGGCCAAGGGGCAGCATTGGGTGGGGTGGTTGGTGAACGTCTGATGAAGCAATCCTCTGTTATTGCACGAACTGAAATAATGAGGGTTTCTAATTCTGTGTCTCAGGCAATTTATGAAGCCAACAAAGATATTATAAAAGGATTAGAGTTTTGTGCGTCGCTTGATGATAGAACATGCCTGGCTTGTGGTGCTATGGATGGGAAAGTTTTTTACTTCGAGAAGGGAAGAATTTCTACTAATCAACGACCACCGTTGCACCCCTTGTGCAGATGTTGCATGCTCCCAATTACTAAGTCATGGCGGGAGTTGGGAGTTAAAGCCGATGAAGTTCCACCCAGTACCAGGGCATCTTTTTCGGGACAGGTTCCAGCGACAGAAAAATATGGTAACTGGCTTAGGAGGATGAATATCGAAGATCCTGCTTTTGTTAAAAATATTCTCGGTCCTAAAAGATATGACTTGTGGAACCAAGGGAAGTTAGTATTAACCGAAATGGCCAAGGACAATAGGGTTCTATCTTTGGCTGATTTGGAAAGGCTTGGCAAGATTACCAAGATGCCCACTGGAGGATTGGGTGCTGAACTTGGTACTAATGCTGAATGGGCATTGACAAGAAAAATAGATGGTTCAACCTTGGACGGTTTTATCACTTCTGTGAAGGCCAAGAAGTGGGATGATGTTACTAAATTCTTGGATGATGCCCTTGCTAAAAACCCTCTTGCCGATGTCCAGCATAACCTCAACGATGTGAACATTATGAGATATATGTATGAGAAGGGGATGACATCGCAGCAAATGAGAGATATGTTAGGGGATTATTCTACTATTGTTAAACAAAAACTATACAGTGGTGGTTCTCCTGTTAAACCAATTCCTGCTGAGATCGAAGCCCGGATGAGTGCCAAACAAATTGCTGCCCACAAAAATGCTTGGATTAAAACCAAGGCAGATCAAGATATGACTGAGTTAATGGAACGTAAAGTTGCCAGGCAGTTAGGAGCAGAACATATCACTGGGAACAGGCCGTTTGATATGTTTTTGGATAATGAATTTATTGAATTTAAAACTGTTCTTAATAACACTACAGGTATAAGACACCAGATTTGGATGGATAAGGAAGCAATTGTAAGAAAAACCAATTTTGAAAAGATGTATGGAGTGAGAGGGCACACTGTTGTGGTGGATAGTACTCCTGGTTCTGACACTTTCGGTAAAATGTTTTATCGTCAAGGTCATGCCAATTATAGCTTAAGCACTATGCAGGAAGTCAGAGATATGGATCATCTCAGGGTTTTAATAAAAAAGGGAGCAAAGAAATTTGATGAACCTCCCATAGCCAGGGCTAAGGTTCCTGCTACCAAAACCTTGAAGCAAAGTGAAAATTGGATGAAGACACAACTGGGGATTAAGGAAGTTGATTATGATGATTTGGATAATCGACTGGCCCGGTTATTTAATGATTATGCTAAGGGTGCTTTTGATGAATTGAAAGTGAGACCGACAGCTATTCGGTTTGATGCAGGATTATTTACAGGTCGGAATCGTAATTTGGCTGGACTTAGTTTTGAGGACGGGACTATTGCTTTCAATCCAAAGTACATGAGAACAATTGATGATATTCAGAGACTTGTAAATGAGCAGAAAGGTTTAGATTGGTTTACCACCGGGAGTAAAGGTCATGTGTTTAGGCATGAACTGGGGCATCAAAAATATTTTAAGTTGGGAGGTACGGAAGCATCAGCAGGGAAAAAACTTTCACAAAAAACGATAAGTGATCTTCGCAAAGGTATTGGCAGAACGGACATGCCAAGATTTGTTAGTAAGTATGCCTTGAAGAATGAAGGAGAGTTTTATGCAGAAATGGCTGCAAGGCAACTTAATGGACAAGCAATTCATCCAGTGACTAAAAAATTGATGATTGATATTGAGAAAAGTTTGAAAAAAGATTTAAGTAAAACAGTTGGAAAGAAAGGTGTTGGGGTAAAACCAAAGGTGGTGAAAGTAAAACCAGTGGAAAAGGGAACTTTGGGTGAACTTTCTACAGGGACACCAGTTAAATCAGCAGAGGATATTTTAAAATATTATAAAGATTCCAAGGCTGCCATATTTGTTGAGGGAAAAACTCCGGTGGAATTGAAAGCTAATCTTTGTATAACAATTGGAAAGAAAAATTTTGATTTAAAATCAAAAGAAATGGATTCTTTAATAAGATATTTCACACCTGTAAAATCAGCTGAATTAACTTTGTCTGATTATGAATTAGGAATTAAACGTCTTATCCAAAGATGGGCTCGAACAAGTGGCGATTCAAATCCAGGAAGTGTAATGATGCAATTAGCAGCAAAGGCTGAATTTAATCTTGAAGGGTCATCTATATGGTTTGATTTAAATACGTTAAAAAATGCAGAAGCATTATTTGAAGTTCATGGAAAAGCTATTCGACAAATTTTAAGGGATATGTATAACAATACCCAAGCATATTTGACAAAACAAGGATTAAAAACAGTTCGAGTTTCAAGAGGATATCTAGAGGATATTGGAGAAGCTGTTTCTACTAAAGAAAATCCATTAACTAATGTTCAAATACAATTACAACCAATGTCAAGTTTTTCTGCTGATTTTGAAACAGCAAAAATTTTTACTGATGGTTCTAAACTTGGTGATAATACAGCTGTATTTTTTGCTGAAGTGCCAGTAGAAAGGGTTTTTTCTATCCCTGTAACTGGATTTGGAACGGTTGATGAATTTGAATATGTTATTCTTGGTTCTCAAAAAAAAGGAGGGGAATCTGTATTGGCTACAATTCTTAACCGGAATCAGAATAATTTAAACCCTTGGAAAGAACTTTTTGGAAAAGGATCTGAAGCTGAAAAGAAAATTTCAGAAGAAATATTTAAGAAAGGAAAATAATTTTATTATGGCAATCATAGAAATAGATGCAGATTTGTTAAATTCAGATTGGGTAAAACAATCTAATGATTTACCTACAGGAAAGGAATTAGAAGATTTTTTAAAATGGGACAATATATCTATGGATGATTTTAAGAAATTACCAGCATATTATCTTCCAAAAAGAAAAAAGGCATCTGTTAATAAAGATTAAATTTTTAAATTTTCATAAAGGAGCCCAGTAATGTTAGCTGAACCAAATTGTTTTACAAGAAAATGCAAATACTTCATAGGTATAGATCAACCCGACAGTACTGAGATGACTGAACGAGTAGTATGTGAAGCATATCCCAAAGGCATTCCTGGTGATATTGCCTATGGTGATGATCTTCATTTGAAAGTTAGAAGTGATCAAAAGAACCAAATCATTTATGAAGAGGAAAAATAATGACACCAGTTTTACAATGTGGCAAATGTAAGTTTGGTAAAACAGTCGAATGGCTTTTCCCGGAAGAACCAGCTGAAGGCATTTTGGTTTGCAGTCAATATCCGGCAGGGATTCCAAGTTTTGTAGAAGAAGCCACTGAAGATTGTCCAAAGTTTGAGGAGAAATAATGAGTACAAATATTTCTGATAGTGATGGAATAAAAGGTGAACTTGGTTCAACGGATAATTATAGGTTTATCTATGAGGTTGCAGAAAACCAAGATTTGGTTTATTTGAAAAACTTTTTTGATAATGGTTTTTCTGTTGATTTGAGACAAGTGGTGAATGAATTAGAATCAGTGGAATGGCCCACAGTAGAAGGGATGAGTGAGGTGATTGCCAATTTTGTAAAAGTCCTTTTACAGTGTAATGGAATTGTATTTTTAACAGAATGATTCCATACCATTTTTGACAATTGACCCTTTTATTATACAATATCTTTTGAGGATTGGGAATGCCAGTTAAAGCTTGTAAGGAAAATGGACAGTCTGGATTCAAATGGGGCGATTCAGGGAAGTGTTACGTTTATCCAGCGGGGGATGAAAAGGCAAGTGATAAGGCAAAACAAAAGGCCTTTTTACAGGGTTTTGCAGCGACGGGTGGAAAAATGGAAGAAGGGATAAAGGAAATTGAACACATTTATATGGGAAAATTAACTATTAACAATTTAACAAAGGAGACGGCAAATGAGATTTAAGGCACGTCTCGCTCGACCAGAAGATTTGAAAGAAAAGGGAGTGTGGAGAGATATTACAGATTCATGGGACAATCTGCCTTTTGTTGAAGAATCTGAAGTCGATGCCGAGAATAAACTGATTAAAAATGTTTGTATTTTTGGAACAAGATACAGCAAGAATGGTTATACCTATCAAGATCAAGCCATAGATACTCTTTCCAAATTGGCTCACGGGGCCAAAGCCTTTATCAATCATCCCAGCAAGTCGGAGGAAAAAGATCGAGATGGAGTGCGGGATTTGAGAGATTGGATGGGTGTTTTTTCCAATCCTCATCGAGAAGGGGAAAAGATATTTTGTGATCTAATGGTAAGAGAATCCTGTTGGGATTTGGTTAAGGACATTGCTGTGATGAGACCTGCGGGAATTGGTAATTCAATTAATTCCCGAGTAAAAGTTTTCAAGGATGATAATGGTAAGGAACACATCGCAGATATTGATTCTTTACGTAGTGTAGATTTGGTTGCATCGGCGGCCACAGTTTCTAATCTATGGGAATCTTTTCCTGAAACTTCTGAAGAGGAAACAATAAAGGAAGAAGGTATTTTGAAGGACAAGATACAGCAAGGAAAAATTTCAAGAGCAATAAATGATATTCAATATCAGGCTATGGAGGTTATTGATGAGATTATGCGGAGAAAAGAAGGAACTTTTGCAGATAAGCGAAAGGATATTGACAGTCTTCTAAATGATCTTGGTGACGAAATCGAAAACATAATGACTGGGAAGACAAAACTTGATTCCACATCGGGCAGATTGAGTCTTGACAGTCAAAATTCAAATCAAAAAGATACGGAGGATGAGATGGATCTAAGCAAACTTACATTAGAGGAATTGAAAAAAGGAAGAGATGATCTTATTAAGGCGATTATGAGTGAGATCAATGATTCCGAGAAAATGGGAAAGTTGGAAGCTCAGGTTGTTAGCTTGTCAGCAAAAGTTGAAAAACTTACTTCCGAGTTTGACTATGTATGTCAGGTTGGCGATGAATTGAAAAAGGAAAATGCTGATCTTCGGAAAAAGGTTGATGAGTATGAGCAGAAGGAAAAGAAAACGGCCAAAGAGGGTTTGATCAAAACCAAACTTGAGGCAGCTAAACTTCCTACGGAAGCGGTGACAGATATTTTTATGACCGACTTGATGGGCAAGGACGAGGCTGGGATTGATGCTTCCATTGAGGACAGAAAAAATATTTGGAATGTCCGAGAAAAGGTTGTCAAGAATGTCGGTGGGGAAAGAAAGGTCAATTTTCAGGAAGGTGAGAAAGATTCAGATCCTGAAAAGAAGAAAGAGGTAACAGAAAAATTTGTTAGTGCCTTTCAGAACTAATATATCAAAAAATAGATTAAGGAGGACAATTTTAAATGGCATCAGTGAATAGATATTTGAGGGGTGATACAAAGGAAGTTGAACTTGACGTTCATGGTCACTCAGTAATTGGTAAGGGTGACTTCGTGGTAATTATGAAGGCCAATAGTATGCTGAAAAGTACACTTGAGGCTGAGACAACGGCAGATTGGTATGGGTATTCAGCCGCATCAATAGCAGGTGTTACACCATACTATTTTGATCCCAACTTTGCTGGAATAGCAATGAAGGGTAGTATTAGTGGGACAACGGAAAAAATTCCAGTGGCCACAGCAGGTATTTTTAGGTATCCTCTTGTTGCAACGACAGGGGTTACAGTTGGGCAGTTGGTTACAATTGCAACCTCGGCTGCCACAGTGGCATATCCTCAAACAGTAAGATCAAAGAAGTCCAGTGAACTTACAGATGAGTATTTTGGTATTGTTGGTGTTTGTGTGAAGACTCAAGCCGGTGCTACCAATGTGGATTTTAATTTGATTTCCAGATTTTCCGGTGTTACTTATAGTGGAATCAAAACTGGTGATTAATGGATGTATGATGGCGATCGCAGAGTTCTTAAAGAATCATGGGAGAGGAGCTTCAGACAAAGTGAAGTTCCTGTCCATGGTGGAACAACTGTCAGACAAGGGGATTTACTTTTCCTTGATAAAGCCAATAAGTTGCGCGATAAGGGAACAAGCAATGCCGATTGGTATGCTTATCCCTTTGGTGATATTTCAGGGTCTACACGGACTTTGGAAAGCAATAAGGCTCTTGCGGCAAAATATTTTATTGGTGTTGCGGGATGGCATTCTGATTACGGTGTTACTGAAACAATTTCAGTTTATACCAAAGGTCTATTTCGGTATTCATTACGGAATTCAAGGCATGTTAAGATTGGTCAATATGTTATTCCTACAGGCACTGGTGTTACGTTATACTCTCAACATGTTGCAGTGGAAAGTTCGACTTCGAGTTATATTGGTTTAGCCGGTGATTGCGGACAGTTCAAATCTACAGTGGATATGGTGATTCTTCCGAGGTTATCAGGAGTAAGTCCTGAAATTTAAAAATAAAAAAGGAGTAAAAAATGATTGGATTTAGACATAATACGGGGGTTGCTCTTCGAGACCTTGTTGAATCTCAAGGGATAGGAGCGGCAACAGTTATTCGGGAAGCTCTTTCAGGGGGTAAGTTGAAACCGGAGCAGTTTTCCCTTCGAGAAATTTGGGAAGCAACAGAAAGGAATCCTGATGGATCAGTAAGAAATATTCATGAAGCTGTATCTTCGGATATGTTTCCCATTATAACGGGTGAGATTATCAGCTCCAAAATTATTGGGGCGTATCAAATTGCGGCTGTTATTGGAGATAAACTTTGTACAACTGTTCCTTCAAGCATGGAAATTGAGACATTTGGTGGGTTTGATGAAGTTGAAATGCCAGAGGAAGTCCAGCAGGGACGTGATTACAATGAATCGGATATGGGTGAGAAATATGCTCAGATTCCACATACCAAATATGGCCGAATTCTTTCTGTCACTGAAGAAATGATTTATTTTGACAAAACAGGACAGATCTTGATGAGGGCTTCAAGACTTGGTCAGAAAGCGGCTCTTTATCGGGAAAAATTGATCATTGAAGGGGTTCAGGATGTTAATTCTAATGTTTTCAGGCCTTCAGGAATTGCCACTGCCATGTATCGTTCAACAGCATCTGGTGATCGAAAGATTAATCTAAAGGCGACCAATCCTTTTGGTGAGGCTGGATTGAAGGCTGTTTTTAAACTGATGCATAATATGGTTGATGAGCAGGGCGATTATGTAATGATTAATACTGCCAATCTTATGCTTCTGGTTCCTTTCGATCTGAACATGGAAGCTCTTCAAATGCAGAATTCTACCTATGTTCCAGAAGGAAATGAAAATGCAGTTAATACATGGAAGGGTGCTTTTACTCCCTTGACGTCTCCATATGTTACTGCCCAGTCTACAACGACTTGGTACATTGGAGATTTTAAGGAAGATTTTATTTGGAGTGAAGTATGGCCTCTCCAGACCTTTAGTGCCAAGCCAGGAAATGACCGTGAGTTCAGAGCTGATATTAAAAGCCAGCACAAGGTGCGTTTTTTTGGTCAAATTGGGAGTGTTGATGATAAGCATTCATACAAGTGCACGGCAACGTAATTAAGTTATTGATTTTATTATATAAACTGGGGATGTAGGTTAATGAAGGGTAAAGAATTAACTTGTGATCATAGAATTAAAGTTGGCTATTCTTTAACTGGTCATTGGCCTATGTCTCCTATTAAACAATTATGTGAATGTGGATGTGAGAAAATAGCAAGTTCGGGAAAGAGTTTTTTAAAAGGCCATTTTCCTCGAAATAAAGAAACACGAGATAAAATGATTAACAGTCTCAAGAAACATTATGAAGATAATCCTTCTGCAAAAAAAGGTAAAATTCTCGTTGAGGGTGAGTGGATTTTAAAAACCAAAATTAAATTTCCAAAGTGTAAGTGTGGGTGTGGCAAAAAAGTAACAAACCTCAAACATAAATTTTTTAGCCATGAATGTTATTGGAAGAGTAACCAGATTTATAAATCTGGGGAAAGGCTTGCAATATCTAATAAAGGAAAAAGTCCATGGAATAAAGGGCTAACAAAGGAAACAGATGAACGGGTTAATTTGCATGCTGATAAATTAAGAACTAAATACCCACAATTATGCGAGTGTGGATGTGGAGAAATGACAGCTCCCGGTTCAAGATTTATTAGTGGTCATAATGGTAGAGGCGTTAAACAATCCGAAGAAACTATTGCGAAAAGAGTTTTGAAGAATAAAGGACAAAAACGTGATGGTAATTGGAATCCTTGGTCCATTGGTTTAACTAAAGAAACCAATGAAAGTCTTGCAAAGTCTGCAAGAAAAACATCTAAAACAATGAAAACGAAATTCAAGGATTCAGATTTTTGTAAGATGTGGGGCAGTACTCATAGTGTTTCTCCCAACAAACTTGAATTAAAAGTAGAAACATTACTCTCAAAACTTTTTGGAAGTGACTATAAATATGTGGGTGACTTTGACACATTTATAGGAGGGAAATGTCCAGATTTTATTAATGTGAATGGACAGAAGAAAATTATAGAAGTTTTTGGAGACTATTGGCATGATGGGGATGATCCAAATGATCGAATTTCTCATTTTGCTAAATATGGATTCAAAACTTTAGTATTATGGGAGAGTGATATTCATAATTCTCCTACATTTGTAAAGGAACAATTGATGAGTTTTCATCATCAATAACTTGCTGGGTGGTGGATGGTCTGAGACGGTTATTTCTTTCTCTCCGCATCCCCACCCAAAAATTAAATTTATAAGGAGAAAGAAAAATGCCAAGACCAAGACGTAGTAATAGTTCAAGATATAGTCGCAATTCAGGAATTGTAAGTGGAGTAACATTTTACACCAATCCTTCCGGTGTTACAATTTATGAGGATAATGTTGAAGCAGGTACTGTTAAATCTAATGCCCTTGATAATTTAACCACTACAGGATATGTTCTCCCTTATGGGACTGCTGCAGATCTCAAAATGGTTACAGGTATTCTATCCTGTGCAGGAACATCTTTATCAAGACAAAATTTGGGATTAACCACTATTAATCATGTTCAGGCTGTGGCTGCTTTTAATAGAGCGGCGGTTTCTGCTTGTGCTATCGTGGTTGTTAAACCCAAAACTTCTGCATGGGCCAGTGGTGTTACTCATGTGGATTTTTATGCTTATGCTACTCCACAGGGTGGGGCTTTTGGAACGGCGGTATCTATTCTATACACAGCTGTTGGATCATAAGCCATCGCCAACACCAAAGGAGGTGATGTCTTATGGAATCAGTTAGCATTAGAGGTGTGACCAATTCGACAAGGGTTAAAGTTGATACTCTTAGTGAATCTCTTCGAATGATAGATGTCTTTCATAGTGAAGTACATGAAGGTAAAGGATTTGGTATTTCACACTTTTTTTCAGCAGTTGCAGATAAAACCACTGCACAAATGTTGGTTCGTGCTCATGGAGTTACCCCACATATAGAAATTTCAGTAGGAGCAGGTGGAGATGCTTATGTCCTTTTTATGCAAGGGTTAACTGCTTCAGGGGCAGGCACAACTAAATCTGCCCCAGTGAACAGGAATAGAACAAGTAGCAATACTTCCGGGGTTTCTGTATTTCACACTCCTGTAGTCACAACCTATTCTGGGACTACATTAATTTCTAACTATATTCCTGGAGGGGCAAGAAATTCTGCGGGGGGTGGCAGTATGGGGGAAAGAAATGAATGGGTATTAAAAAATGGAACCACTTATGTTATTGCAGTTAGGAATATAGCTGGATCTACCAAAAATATTGCCATTCAAACCTCATGGTATGAATAACAACTCGGAAGGTTAATCATAATTGATAAGGAGAGCAACTTATTATGTTATGGGTATTTATTGGGATATGTTTAGTTCCGTTAATATTTTTGCCAAAAATAACATACAACGTTTATGGGGTACCCCAAACGCTCGCCCTTGGTATGCTCTCCTCCTTGGGCGTAATAGCTGGTGTTGGGAGTGGACACCTTCCCCACTCCCACCCAGCACTTATCGCTTGTTTATTTCTTTTTTACATTTTCCTTTCTTCCTTATGGACAATTCCTCACCACAATGCCAGAAAAGAATTGGGACTTCAAATTCCTTTGATTTTGGTTTTTCTTCTTGGCTCGATATATTTAGATTCATCTTTAATAAAATGGTCTTGTATTGCAATAACCTTTTTGGTGGGGTTCAATGTTGTGTATTCTCATGCTCAAACATTAGAAATAGATCCCTTCTTTCCTAATGCCATTAAGGCAGGTGGGCCAAAGGATAACCCTATTGGTAGTTGTGGGAATCCTAATTTCCTTGCCGGTTTCTTTTCTGGAACCCTATGGTTGACCGTGTATGCGGGGTTTGTTTTTTCATCCTTTCTATTAGTTATCACTTTACTTGGTCTGCTCATGTTGGCAAGAACAAAATCAAGAGCGGGTCAACTGGGAATTTTTGGTTCAGCAATATTCTTTATTCTTGTCTTGGCTTATTATGGACAGCTTCCTGACCATATTGGGAAATTGGAATTAGATAATGATTTAATTTTTAATCTTGGTTTGGGTTTGGTTCTTTTTGGTTTTGTTATTATTCTAAGTTTGTTCAAAATAAATTGGGAAAAATTTTTCAATTCAGAAATTGATCCAAGAGGACCACAGGTTTGGTTTGCTTCATTTCGATATAGAGTTTGTTATTGGTTAGCAGCATTTGAATTGATTAAACAAAAACCACTTTTTGGATGGGGGTTGTGGAGTTATAGAAGAGAGGTTTATAATGCGCAAGCTACAATAAATGATAGAAACCCTAAATTTTTATCAGATAGAAGATATTTAACTCCTCAACCAAGGGAATGCCATAATGATTTCATAGAACATTTGGTTGAGTATGGTCTTGTTGGTTTTACAATTTTTATGGTTTTCGTGGGATATATTTACTGGTTGGGGTTTGGGCATCTCGAAGAAACTGTAGGAACTAAAGATTTTTTTCTTATGATTTTCCTTCTTTGTAATCTTACAAGTTTAATGATTGACGCCTTTTTCTTTTTCCCTTTAAGGGCTTCTTGTGTAGCAATTTATTTTTGGTTAACCTGTGGAATGATAGTGGCATTAACCAATAAGGATGTTTTTATTTTTCAGCCATCTTTATTACTAACAATAACTATTTCACTTTTTCTGTTAGTTTTTCTTTGGCATTGTATAGGAAGAAGAACTCTTGCTTCATATAATTTTATGAGATCTGAAGCCGAAAAAACTCCACAAGGAAAAGCGTTGAGATTAATCAAGGCAATTAACTATTCACCAAATGATTCAATATTGAGAACGTTTGCGGCAATTTCGTGCTTGGGAGTTGAACCAGTGTTGGCAGGTATTCATTCAACAAAGATTATTGAGCATTATGATGGAATGGTTCCATTACATGGTGCTTTATTTAATTTGGCTGCTGCCAGGGCTCAAGTTGTAAATAAATTTGATGAGGCGATTTTATTATTAAAAAATGCCCATTGGGCGTTACCATCATTTAAACCTGCATTGGAAATGTTATC